TCAGCCATTCCTTAAAGTTGTCAAACGAGTCAACAACGCTATCTGGCAACGCATCCCGAATATTATCCCTAGCGTAGTTCCACAGCCGATTGGCGTACTGGTTCAGATACTGGTTTACGCCAGCCTTAAGCGGATCCTGTCCAGTCGCCCACGCCGTCAATGCCGCGCCAGTAGGGCCAGCGATCTCCACCGCAACATCAGGCGGTATCTTCAGGAACTCAGCAATCTTTCCTGCCTGAAGATCAAAATACGTTCCAACTCCGGCTGATGCCGCAGCAAGGAGCGGATTGCCGCCTTTGACAGCCGCAACTCCCGCAGAAATCATTGAGTTGGTGGCAGCTTTAGCTAACTCTGGGCTCAATCCGTTAGAAATTAGGCTGGAAAAAATATGAGGAGCAGCCGCTGCTGATAGTCCACCCGTAGCACCACCAATGGCTGCGCTCTTGAGGATATCCCCAATGTCTCCGCCTCGTATCGCAGTAACTGCGGCATTTCCAACAGCCGAACGCAGAGCCGTAGTCTTTACGGCAGCAGGAATAGCACTTAATGCGCTTGTCCCCGTAGCCCCAGCGCCAGCACCTGCGCCTGCTGCGCCAGCGCCTGAAGCCCCAGCAGCGCCAGCGCCAGTTAAAGCAGATAAACCAAGATGCCCAGCATAACCAGCCGAACCAATAATAGCCGCATTTACTAGATTAGCCATCAAATTATCAAAAACGCTTGCTTCTCTGTATAAGCCTCCGCCATAACCCGGATAACCTGTTTCTGAATCCCACTGACCAATGCTTGAAGCAATCGCAGATTCAGGGCTGTACTTAATAGAGGCAGCATCTGTAGGAGCAGGCATTGCTCTCAAAAACTCTGCCGCTTCATTCTTGGTGAAAGGTTCCCTCAAGTTACGCAGAACGCTCGGAGTGCTTAAATAATCAATTACTCCCTTTTCTTGAGCGTACTTAACAGCCTCTTGAAACTGATTGTTTTTCAACAAATCAGAAAGATTCTTTTGAATCTCATAATCAGGAGCCGACTGAACGAGATTCTTTAGGCCGGGGTCAGCACTTGCTGAAAACTGTGTTCCCTGCAAACCACCCGCGGCTCCCACCCCAAACGTTGTTTGAGGAGTGCCAGAAAATACTGAAGGGTCAATTGGCACAGTCCCAAAAGACGATAAATCAGGAGTGATTCCAGCAACGTTACGAACATCGTAAGTCGCATTACCATAACCTCCTTGCAAATTACCAACAGTTTGTGCAGGAGGAGCCGTAACCGCAGGGGACGTAGTTTGCGTAGGAGTTGACGCAGGCAGGCCGCCAGAATAAATAACAGGGCGATTGTCTAACGTCGGATTCGTGTACACCTGCCCGGTAGTGGGATCAGTAAACGACGCACCGGGCTGCTGTCCAGCAGAGCTTGCCATCCACTGTTGCAACGGAGTTTGCAACGCAGCGGCGGGCGCTTGAATCGTCGGTTCCTGAAGAGGAGTCTGAGTTTGTGATGTCTGGGTTGCGGGCTGATCACTCCCCGCCAATGCCAAAAGCCCACCAAGGTTGGTGGGGGCATACCCAACTTCATCTTCATCAAAATTAGTAAGGCTGACAGCCATTACTGAACTCCCAGATTCATAATTCCGACTACGCTTTTAGCCCAGTCCTGCCAGTTCTCAAATCCCCTGTGATCAGGGATCCCAGACTGCACGAAATACCCTATGCCGTTCATCCCATCAACCCAGTCCCTCCATCGCTCTTCAGGGACATGGCCTAGCTGCTGGGGGGCAAAGAGCTCCTCCATCAGCTTGCAGTACTGATCCCACTCCATCCCTCTAGGATCGTAGGTAATCATTACGGGTTACCCGTGCCGCGGACATCGCCGGTCTCAAGGTTTAGCAGAACACGGCCCATGAAGTAGTCGCCATTTATGACGTTACTGATGAACCGCAGCCGCATTTCACGGCGCTGCTCCTTCATGTCAACCTTCAGCGTCGTGGGCTCAAATACATACGGGTCTGAGGGGTCATCGGTGTCATCCGCGTAGGACTTACCTGTGACAATCACGCTCATCTGGCCCGTCTGCACGAAGTCAGGCTCAATACGCTCGCACCGGGTCCATAGGTTGTCCCCAGCCTCCTGAACAGAACCCACTAGCCCCGTGGTCGTACCGATGACATTGGTCTCCACGAAAGACTCGATGGCAAATACCTTGGTTAGGTACACCTCATCTGCGCCAGTCTCGTGCTGCCACAGGGTGTAATTCCCTGCCGTGTTCTCCTCCCAGCCAGCCCAGACAGGCTTTCGGAAGACTTCAGAGAACACCCCTGCTGACCTGCGGGCTCCAAGAGCCTGACCGGCGTCATACCAGCACTTCTCGCGGACGTTATAGACCACCGCGTCATTACACTCGGTGCTATCGCCGTTCGGGAAGAACCACCAGATCTCGCCCCACCGAGGAACCTTACTAACCCAAACCTTCTGCCGCTGGGCGTAGTTTAGGTTGTCAAAGAAATAGTTGAAGTTCTGCTTGTTCTCCACTTCCTGTACAACGCCGTTGTACATCAGGAAACGGTCAGTACCAGCCCAATAGAAGATTCCGTCATACTCAATGACACACTGAGAAGACAGAATTGAGGACTGCTGGGTGATCAGGTCGTAACGCCAATACAGCGTTGAAGATCCTACTGACTGGGGCGCATAGGTCACGCGGACTACTGAATCCAACGTCCAGAACAGTCCCGCAGGAGAGGTTGTACCGCCGCGCAGGGGCAGGCCTTTCACAACCTTCGTTGAGGAAACGTTGTTCTTGTTGGAATCCGCTGACGTCCAATTGTTGAAGTCTCCCGCCGCACAGTTTGCGATATACCCGTTGTTGCCATAGGCAAACAGGTACGGGAACAGCATCACAATCCCGCCAGAGACCTCAATTTCATTATCAAAAGTCAGCGTGACGGTAGCTGAAGCTGTGGCATTTGCACTCAGTACCGCCGTCCATATACCGCCGACAAGGGACGCTGAAACAACAGTCGTTCCTGAAGGAATACCGGCACCGCTAACCGCCACGCCGGGGCCGATAGCGTTAATGGTGGTTGTAAAGGTGACGTTCGGAGATCCGTTAGTGGTCGTTCCGCTTGCAGTAAATACCCCAACAGGGGTCAATGACGTCCCCGTAAACGGCCCATACATCGCATAGGTGTTGACCGTAGAGGTGATGTCATTGAGATTCTGCCCCGGATGGGCGATCAGGTTGTTCTGACCATTCCCAAGGGCGTCATATCCGATGTCAAACTGCCACAGCGTGTTGGGATTCGGGTTGTAGGTGGTCAGGGAGGATACATACCCGTCAAACCCAGACCCGGTTCCGCCGACATCCGCAGGATTGATGGTAATGGCTTCATTGTGCGTATACCCGCTGCCAGTAGCCGTCACGGTAATCGTGGTAATGGCCCCAAGAGCTACTACAACAGTCCCTAAAGCCCCCGTTCCAGTCACTCCAGTCAGGGGTACGTTGGTGTAAGTGCCGTTCGTGTAGGCAGTACCACCGTCGTTGATCCCTACCTCAGCAAGAGGACCATAAGCTTCAATCTGTACAGGGCCGGAACCGACGCCGTTATCGTTGTCAGTCACCCACCTTTCAACGCCATCGCTGTACCCCGAGATGATGTAGTTGAGCCCGTTGTCGGCACTCATAATCATCCCGCGGCTGATGCCAGTGGCGTTTAGAAAGCTGCCGCGATAACCACCCATCTTTCTCGGGCGGCCATACTGAAATCGCACCCAACGACCATCAACATACGTCGGAGAGGCAAATTGAGTCCCGTCCCGCTGAATTCCGGGCCCTGTCTGAAGGACTACAACCTTCGCCGTCATTAGAAGGCACCACCGTTGATCCCAACGGGGACCACGAGACCGTTCGGAGTCAATGTCATGGCATTAGCGCCATTCGCCGCAAACCCTAACTGATTACTGGCGGCGAGGTACAAACCAGTCGTTGAATCACTTGTAAATGACAATGACGGTGCTGCCGCAGATCCATCGCCAAGGGTCAATGCAGTAATTGAGCTTGAGGTTGAAGTCTGGGCGTTATAGACGTTAGTACCATCGCAAATTGCAATGATCGTCTGGTTCTGCGGAAGAGTAACCGTCGTGCCGCCTACCGCTCCAGTACTAAAAGTAAGGGTAAATGCACCAGAGGTCAGGTTTCTGAAGGAATAAAACTGAACAACAGGCGGCACGATTACCGTGCAATTGCTGGTCAGTACTCCTTGATATTCCTGAATGAGGTTTGAGGCCTCAGACTGAGTAAGAGTTACCGTTCCGCCGGTAACCGTCTTGGTAAGCTGCGTGAAGAAGAAACTCGCAGATTGACCATACCCGTAACCAAAGAAGTTTGATCCATTGCAAACAATTACGAGGGATTCCATCGGCTGGAGATCCCAATACGGCTCTCCATCAATGGTCTCTGCGCCTTGAGGAGTAAGGCTAAGGGTTCCAGTACCATCGTTCTTTACAATGGCAAACCAGTCATCACCCGCGTCATTTGATGGCGGCAAGGTGATAGTTCCCGCGCCACCAGTCCAAACGAACAGTCCCGCTCGATCTGACGTCAACAGAGTGTAGTCTGAAGGGACAGCCGTAACAGGCGTTGCGGTGTTGAGCGTCGTGCTGATTGCCTTGAGGCCATAGCCAGCAAGGGTCGCCGCGTTAGCCGCTGAAGTGCCAGCGCCAAACTGAACAGACTCCCACACTCCATCAATCGTTGAATTATCTGTCAGATAAATGTACTGAGCGATGCCAGAACTGATGCTGACAATCGTGTTGCCACTGTTATCAACGACAGTAAACGCATTGGCACCGATGTTTCTAAACAGTACCGACTGGCCCGTTGAAACCTCAGTAGCTGGAGGCAGGTATACCTTCAAACTTCCTACGGTCGCATCAACATCAATGATGTTTGCGACTACGTTCGTAGTGTTGCCATTGATCGGCCACTGAAGAAGGGTATCAGTGCTAATCGTGAGACTTTCGTACCCTACCTGAGAAGGGTTGATCGTCTGGCCTGTGTACGGGGAAACGTAAGTAGTCATGGTTAGCTATCCACAGCAATGGCCTGACGATCCCCGACACGGGCGACATCCTCAGCCTTCAAGGCCTGCAAGGACTCCATGTACTTCTGCTGGAAGATCTGCCGCTGGTCGTTCTTGAGGAACGGCATAGCCTGCAACAGAGTGCCAAACAGCATCGCGTTCGGGGCGTTTTGGGTGATCCAGTTGGTCTGATTAGTTGAGCTCAAGGGAGCCATACGCTCGTAGTACAGCACCTCAAAGCTATAGGCCTGATCAGGGGTCGGGGCAATGTACCAGTGGTCCCAGTCCGTGTCCGCGTAAAACAGGGGGACGTCGGTCGCCGTGGCGTCAGGCCAATAGTTCTTCAGGTATTCGTACTTTCGGAGGAGGACAGGCTGCTTTTTGCCGTCTACCGTCACGTTCATGGAGACGGTTTTTCTCCACCGAGCAGGCTTCTGGAGCACGGGATTACCCGCACTCATGGTCGATTCCACGACCTGCAACTGCCCGAGCATCTTGATCTGCTCAGCAATCTCAAATTCAGCCAGCGTAATGAACGTCGGGATGGCATTAACGACGGCAGCATCCTTACGCTCAAGGTACTGCTTAACCATTTCGGTCAGGCTGTCGTAGGTTAAAACCCATGAGGGAGTGGTCATTTTGGTCCCTTTAAGACAAGAATAAGGCCCTTTCGTCCTTCCTACGAGCCACCAATCCGGGGAGTATTTTACCCCCTCCCCGAACATACTTCATAAATTCTTCCGCCGCATCCTCGGTTTCTCCCCGGTTGTACTTGTTCCGAAGGGTGGACCGCTGGAGGGTGCCTAGCCCCACATTGAAGCTAAAGCTGACCAGTGCGTCGAATTGACCTTGATGATTAACAGCAGCAGGGCAATATCGGGCCACGCCCTGCTCAAACCGACCAAGATCTTGAGCCAATAAAGCATCGACTTCCTCCGGGCTGAACTTGCGGGAATCCTCCGCTTTTAGGGCGAATTGCCTCCTGTCGTCCAGCTTCAGCCTACCCTGCTCGGGGTACAGAACATGGCCTACCCCCACGGTCCACAGCGCCGCCGGACACCTGTAGGGGGTAAATCTGACCCCCTCGTGGTGCTTAATCATGTCGATGGCAGCGGGGGAGGCTTTCACCGCTTTCGCCTGCGATTTTTGGCTGTCACAACTGTGAATGTCAGGGAAATGATGGATAGGCAGATAT